TACGCCGCCCCGGCTGGTGTAGCTGTAGTGGGCGAGCAGCGCATTGACCGCCTGCGCCTGGCGCTGCTGCAGGCCGAACTGGCCGAGTTCCCATCCGACGGCATCGTGCTCAACCCGATCGATTGGGCGGCCATTGAGCTGACTAAGGACGGCGAGGGGCGCTACATCATCGGACAGCCTCAGGAAGGCACCAACGCGAAACTCTGGAATCGCCCTGTGGTTTCTACCCAGGCCATGACACAGAACGATTTCCTCGTCGGTGCGTTCAAGCTCGGCGCCCAGATCTTCGACCGCATGGAAATCGAAGTGCTGATCTCGACCGAGAACGGTGATGACTTCGAGAAAAACATGGCAACGATTCGCGCTGAAGAGCGCCTGGCCTTTGCCATCTATCGCGACGAAGCGTTCGTTACTGGTCCGCTGGTCACGCCTTAACTCTTCCGCAATGTGGCGCCAGAAATGGCGCCCCAATGGAGTAATACAATGGCACGTAAACAGGAAACACCAGCATCTACGACTGATGCGAAGGATCCAGTCTCGACCGTTGATACCAGCAGCGGCCCGTCTGGGGCTGCCGGTTCGCCTCCTTCGCCTGGCGGTGCGATCGGTCCAGCTAGCGGTGACCCTGGCAATTCGGGTGTCCCCGTAGTTGCTCCAGGCCAAGCGGAAGGCTCAAACCTGGTGCTGCCAGAAGCGCAAGTGGCTGCTGGCACTGGGTCGGATGTCGTCACGGGCGGTCAGGGTGCCAGCGCTGGCATCGCCGCAGCTGACGCTGCGGCATCCGAAGACGCCAACCATGCCGCATCATCCTTGGTCGACAGCAGCACCGGCGCTGATTCATTGGCACCAGAGGATCAGGTGAAGCTCAATCCTGCGACTCTTCAGATCTATCCGCTGCGGTCATACATGGATGAAGGCGAGCTTCGCCGTCGCGGCGGCCCGGCGTATACAGTGCCGCGCCGGCACGCTGAAGAGCTGGTGCAGCGGAATCTGGCATCCCTCGAATCACTGAAGGAGTGAGGGTATGTCGGTCATCAGTTTGACCATTGCCCGTCATCACCTGCGGGACCCCGACGACGATGACGATTACCTGGAGCTCCTGATCGAGGCGGCCGAAGGGCAGGCGATGGACTATCTGAACCGTCGTTTCTATGCCGACCAGCAGGCGCTGGGTGAGGCTGTCGCCGCCGGGGATGCCGGCGAGTCTCCAATGGTCTGCAACAAGCAGATCAAGGCCGCTTTGTTGCTGATCCTCGGCCACCTTTACGCCAACCGTGAGGATGTTGTGACCGGGACCATTGCCACTGAGATGCCGAAGGGCTCCGAGGCACTCCTGACCCCGCATCGTATCGGGTGGGGCGTATGAGGGCCGGCCCGCTGCGTAATCGCTGTCAGGTGGCGTTCCCTCATGAGGAGCGGAACAAGTCTGGCGGCGCGACGGTGACATGGCTGCCGGCGACTCCGCCCGTCATGTGGGCTGAAATCCGCACACCTAGCGGAAGGGTGGCACCAGTAGCTGAGAAGCTGGCGTCTGTAGTCACCGCCGAAATCATCGCCAGGCCGCGCCCCGACATAGCTGCCGGCTGGCGGATCACAAGGCGCGGGGTCACTTACAAAGTCGAAGCTGTTCTGCCTGACAACGACAATTCGCTGATGAGGCTTCTTTGCTCATCGGTGCCAAACCCATGAGGTGAGCAATGAAAATTCGAGCACTAGGCCCGCTGACGGGCGCATCTGGTGAGCGTGAGAAGGGCGAAGAGTTCGAGGTCGAAAAGGCCTATGGCGAAGGCCTGATTGCCCGGGGCTACGCTGAAGCCGTCACCGACAAGGCTACGAAGCCAGCGAAGGCTGATCCGGCCAAGGAGTAGGGTATGGCGCGCCGGTCGAGCATTCGCGGCGACATCCGGCTACGCCGGACGCTGCGCAACATCCACAAGACGATGGACAACGAGTTGCAGCCCGCGATGCTGGAGGCGGCGAATCGCATCCTGGAGACCCAGCGTGAGTTGATGCCCAGGGACACCGGAGCGGCCGCTGCAGCGCTCAGGGTTTACGTCTCGCCCAGCGGTTTAGATGCCCAGATCGGCATTCGTGGCAAGCGCGACAACCGGCGGTTCTTTTACCTGCGCTTCATCGAATACGGTACCAAGGGATATACCGGGGGCAAGCGGGCCGGTGACCGAAATCGGCGGGTCACCAACAAAAGCGATGGCACCCACTTCTTCGGCAAGTACCCGGATATCCCGGCTAGGCCGGCTCACCCGTGGCTGCGCCCATCTATCCAGGTCAACCGGGAGTATGTCTTGGCTGACATCAAGGCCGCCGTGAGCCGCACGCTGCGCAAGGCAAGCCAGGGGGTAGGCAATGCCTGATCCATCACTGGCCCTGCAGGAGGCCATCTTTGCCAGGCTTCAAGCCGAGGTCAGCTGCCCGATCTACGACGGCGCGCCGCTGAACGCCGAAATGCCGTACGTCTCAATCGACCGGGAGGTCTCAGTCAACAGCAGCCCGATCTCGGGCCGCAAGCGCGAGACGCGCCTGATCTACCTGTCGGTCTGGTCCGATGCCGTTGGCCAGGCCGAGGTGAAGCGCATCAACGGCGAGGTTATCGCCGCCCTGGACGAGCGCCGCCTACCTCTGGAAGTCGGCCGTGCCGTCTCCGTTCGAGTTGAGCAGGCCGACGCCCAACGCGATGCCGACGGCATCACCTACCAGGGATCGATCACCGTCCGTGTGATCACCACCCACTGAATCACCCACTGGCCGCGCTGCGGCTTCTATCCAACGTGGCTTTGGAGGATCACCCATGCCCGCAGAAGACAACCTCAATACAGCCGCCGGCTGCCGCCTCTTCATTGGCGGCAAGACCGGGGCTACCACCAAAACCGAGTTCGAGGCGGACACTTATGTCCGGGTTGGTGAAATCGAAGACCTCGGCGAGTTCGGCGACACCTACAGCAGCGTGACCTTCACGTCGCTGGAAGATGGCCGTGTGCGCAAGTACAAGGGCACGGCTGACGCCGGCGACATGACCATGACCGTAGGCCTGGATAACGGTGATGCCGGACAGAACGCCGTCAAGACCGCTCACAAGGATCGCAGCAAGGGCGATTACAACATCAAGGTCACCCTCAACGACGGCGACCCTGATGCTTCCCCAGCAATCAGCCCGACCACGTTCTACTACCGCGCGAAGGTGATGAACAACACCGTTGCAGCCGGCGCCGCTGACAACGTGGTGCGCCGCAACATCACCTTTGGCATCAACTCGGAAATACTCGAGCTGTTGCCGGCCCCTGTCACCCCATAAGCGACCGGGGCTTCGGCCCCGGCCTCACAGGACCTGATCCATGAACAACACGCTGCACGGTACCGTTACCGTCAAGTTGGGTGATGAAGCGTTCACCCTCACCCCAACCCTGAAGGCTGTGCGGGCGATCGAGAGCCGCTTTGGCGGGCTGCGCGGTGCTTCACAAGCGATCACGTCGCTCAGCGTCGACGGTTGCGCCGCCATCTTGGTGGCAGGCGCCGGACTGGACGAAAAAGCCGCCAAGGCAGTGCCAGAGCAAGTATGGCTGCACGGCGTCCTCGATGCTTCGACGCAGCTGAACGCCTACCTAGTTGCGTTGTACAACCCGCGCGGAAAAGACCCGGGAAACGACCAAGCCGGGGCGGCGTAAGCGTCATCGAAGACGGGAGTTACGTCGACCGGCTCTATTCGATCGCGACTGGCTGGCTTGGTTGGCAGCCTGACGTAGCCTGGCGAACGCCGCTGCCCGAGCTGTTCATGGCGTTGGATGCCAGGCTTGAGTGGTCGCAAATGACCAATCCCTTCGGAAAAGGGAAGGCCCAAGGCGCTAAACAGAAACCTAGCGCGTCAACCGTGGCAGACAAGCTTCGTCAAGCCTTTACCGGAAGGAATGGGTAGGGGCAGCCAGAGAGGCGAGAATCTTGGTATGGTTTCCGGTTCAACAAACGGAGCCCGTCATGATTAGGAAAATTACACTTTCTGCTGCCCTTTCACTGCTTGTCTGTTCAGGGGTCTTTGCTGCTGGAACAGCGGCTTCCCAAGCAGATATGGATGCATTGAAGATCGCGATGGAAGATAGGCTGAAGGATGCAGAAAGTGCGAAGTATAAAGATGTTCGAATTGCCAAGGATGGAACTACCTGTGGACTTGTTAATGCCAAGAATTCCTACGGGGCTTATTCGGGTTTCGAGCCTTTCATTGCAATGAAACTCTCCACTGGAAAGTTCTTTGTACTGGGCGTTGACGAAGCCTCTGGTCAAGTATGTTCTAGCAAAAACATCTAGTTATCTATTGTCCAGTTTAGGCCCGCCTTGTGCGGGCCTTTTTTTTGGGAGCGCAAATGGCCGATCAACAAGTCCAGGGGATGCTGGTTCAGATTGAAGCGACCACTGCTCAGCTGCGTCGGGAGCTGGCCAATGCAGATCAGCTGGTCGCGCGGTCATCTGAGGCCATTGACCAGAGCCTGGCTAAGGTCGACTCAGCTTTTGATCGGGCCGGCGCAGCAGCGCAGCAGGCCGGCACTCTCATGCGTGGCGCATTTGCGGCGGTGGCAGGAGCCGGCCTGATCGGCGGAATCATTCAGCAAGTAGACGCCTACGGGCAGATGTCTGACAGGATGAAGGCCGCAGCCGGTAGCGCAAGCGAGTATCAGCTGGTCCAAAATCACTTGCTGCAAACTGCCCAGGAAACTTACCGGCCGCTGGCAGAAGCTCAAGAGCTGTATATCCGCACTGCGGACGTTATGCGTAGTCTGGGATTCAACACCCAAGAGACGTTGGACATCACCGACAGTTTCAGCTTTCTTCTGGTGACCAACGCCGCGTCTGCTGATAAAGCCGGCTCTGCGCTGGATGCGTATTCGAAGGCCCTGCAGACCGGAAAAGTCGAGGCGGATGGTTGGGTGTCCATTCAGGACGCCATGCCGACCATCGTCACTGCGATTGCCACTGCAACCGGCAAGAGCGCCGAGGAGATTCGAAAGCTCGGCGTTCAAGGAAAGCTCTCGCTAGATGACATCAATACCGGTCTGCTACACACCGTGGAAGTCAATCGCAAGGCTGCGGCTGAAATGTCCACCAGCGTGCAGGACGCGATGGTGAACATCAGTACCGCCATTCAGGCATTCCTCGGCGGTATGGAAGAGCAAACCGGCGTAGTCGCTGGGTTCGCGAACGTGCTGATTGCGCTGGCGAACAACATTGACCTTGTGGCTGTGGCCATGGGCGGTGTCGGTGCTGCTGCGCTGACCAACTACGTTGCGAAAACATGGCTGGGAGTGCAGGCGGCGCGCGCTGACCGTGCCGCGCGCATTGCCCAGGCTGAAGCAACACTGCAGGCGGCGATCGCAGATCAAAGGAAGGCCCAGACGGCCACCATTCTGGCGGAGCGTGAGGCGATTGCGGCGCGCGGTACCGCAGTTCAGACCCAGATGTCCCTTCAGCTTGCAACGGCGCGGACAAAGGAGGCCGCTGCAACTGCCGCAGTAGCAACAGCTCAGTCTGGATTGAAGGCCGCTTCGGCCGGTCTCCTTGCAGGCCTGGGCGGACCCATGGGGTTGGCGATTCTCGCCGGCACCGCGGCGGCAAGCTTCCTCCTGCTCCGCGACAATGCGGACAAGGCCGGGGTCAGCCTGGAGGACATGCAAAAGCCCGTATCCCAACTGCGGGAGGAGTTCCAGAAACTCAATCGGGACCAGCGCGAAGCCGGTCTGGTGAAATGGCAACAGGAGCAGATCAACGCCGCGGACAAGGTCAAGGATGCCTATGGCGATCTTGCTCAGTCCATACGCTCTGCGACAGTAACGGCGCCTGTTCGGGACTCGGGTGGTCAGTACAACAAGCAGTTGGCCAACTACCAAGGAATCATCGACCGGCTGAATGAGGCTCGGTCTTCGGGTGCAGACCTTGCCCCAATCCTCAAGGAGGTGGGGGCCCGCTTCCAGCTTCCAGCGGCTACGTTGCAGGGGTGGATCACCCAGGCGGGCGCTGTCAGTGATGCTGACCAGCGTTCAGGCCTGATTGCGGAAACCTTGCGCGTCCTCACCGGGGTTACCAAAGAAAACACGGTCGCGACCGAAGCGAACAATGCCGCGAAGACCGGCATGAGTAGCGCTGGTCAGACCTACTTGGAGACCCTGCAGAAACAGCTCGGTGGCCTGCAAGACAACAACGACGCGATAAAGATCGCAAACCGCTACATCGCAGAGAATGCAGACCTAACCGATACCGATCGGCGAGCGATCCTATCTGCAGCCAGCGCCATTGAGTCGCAGAAGAAGGCCAATGACAAGGCCAATAAGGCCAAGCGTGAGGGCGAAACTGCAGGCGAGAAAGCCGCCAAACAGCAGCTCAAGGATTTCGAGTCTGCTGAGGAAGGCTACAAGCGCCAGATCGAGCTTATCAACACCACGGGCGACAAGCAGAAGGACGCCACTGAGGTCGCCAAGCTGTCCTTCGAGCTACAAGAGGGCAAGCTCGGCAATCTGTCGAAAGCCCAGCAGAAGCGCCTACTCGAACTGGCGGCTGAGCTCGATGGGCTCAACAAAATCAAGAAGGCCAATGAAGATGCGTTGAAGCTCAGCGCCTTCAAGGCCACGCAGCAGGCAGGAACCAAGACCCAGGCTGATGGATTTGCGCAGGAGCTTGAGGGGATTGGCGCGGGAGACAAGGCGCGTGATCGCATGCGCGCTGAGCTGGCGCTGCGACAGAAGTACGTGGCAGACCTTAAGTCGCTGAACGAGCAGGCCAATACCGGACAGATAAGCCCGGAACTGGCAGCCGGCGAAACCCTAATCCTCAAGCAGGAACTGGACAAGCAACTAGAAAACCAGAGCAACTACTACGCAGCGGTAGATGAACAGCAATCAAACTGGATAAACGGTGTTCGTGACGCCTGGGCGAACTTTTCCGATGAGGCGCAGAACTACTCAGCTCAAGCAGCAGATGCCACCACAAGCATGCTGGGGAGTGCGCGTGGCGAGCTGAGCACCTTCATGACTGACGTTGCCACCGGCGCCGAGAGTGCGGGTGATGCGCTTGGGAACATGATCAGCGGATTCGCCGAGTCTGTACTCAACGCCCTGGCCGACATGGCGGCGCAGTGGTTGGTGTATCAGGGCGTGCAGATGATCGTGGGCAAAACCACCCAGGCTAGCTCGGCCGGGATGATGGCGGCGAACGCGGAGGCGACAGCGCTGCAGGCCGGTTTGGCTGCATTTGCTTCTACTGCGGCCATTCCAATCGTTGGCCCGGCTCTGGCACCAGGTGCAATGGCCACCGCGCTCACTATCGCGACGCCATTGGCATCTGCTGTGGGCATGACCGCCATGGCCGGTGTGGGCTTCATGGATGGCGGCTATACCGGCCACGGCCGCAAGGATGAGGTCGCCGGCCCGGTGCACCGCGGTGAGTACGTGTTTGATGCCGAGGCTACCGCGCGTATCGGGGTTGGCACGCTGGAGGCCATCAGCGACGGCCGTGCTGCCTTCGTTGGCGGCCCCGGCAGCTCTTCGGCACCCGCTGCTGATTCAGTGGCCTCGGGCGGTCCGGCACCGGCTCAGCCTGCTCCCCAGGTAAACCTGTATGAGGATGCCAGTCGCGCAGGGCAAGTTCAGATGTCAACGGGCCCGGATGGCCGTCAGATCCTTGATATCTGCGTGGCAAACATCCGCCAAGGCGGCGTGCTGGCCAAGGCCTATGAACAAACCTATGGGGCAAAAAGGGTGGGGCGATGACCGCGATTGCAACGCTGTACGCCTCTGGCGGCAAGGCGTGGATCATTCCGACCCTTGAGCTTCGCTGCCCAGCCTGGCCGGCGCCGATTTACATCTGTGCTGGCTTCGATGATGTGGTGGCCACGCTGGAGACAGGGGCCAAGGCGAAGTTCACCGCGGCTGCCTTCGATGCAGCGCTGCCCAAACGCGACGACAGTGGTAGCCAGACGCTGACCTTTGCCATCGACAACGTCACTGGCGTAGCTCAGCAGCTGATCGACCAGGCGCTGGAGGCCCGGCAGAAGATCACTCTGGTGTTCCGGATTTTCCTATCGTCCGACTTATCCGCGCCTGCGGAGAAGCCTTACCGAATGACTGTGCTCAGCGGGTTCATGGAAGGGGCCAGCGTGCAGCTGCAGGCTGGTTACACCGACTACATCAATTTGGCTTGGCCAAGGCGCAAGTACACCTTGAGTTTCGCCCCCTGCCTTAGGTACGTGTGATGTTCGACAGCTACTTGGCCGCCACCTACGAGGATGGCGGGCGCGGCCCTGCGCGCTTCGATTGCTGGGGGATGGCCCGGGCTGTGCGTCATGAGGTGTACGGGCTGCGGCTTCTACCCAGCTGGGGCTATGTCCGAAACACCATGCCGATGGAGTTCACCCGGGCAGTCAACCACGAAGCCGCCGGTATGGAGCGATGCGAGCCGGAGGTGGGCGCTATCGCCTGCGTTTGGCGGGGTGATATCTGCATCCACGTTGCGCTGATCGTCGAGGCCGAAGGCCGGTTGCACGGCCTGGAGATGAAGCCCAGCGGGGCGACCATCAAGCCGCTTCGGCGATTTCAAGACCAGTACCTGAAAGTGAGTTATCACCGTGATCGAATTCTACCCGAGCAAGCTTGAGGGCTCTCCCCTAGAGCGCCACAGAACCGACAAGGTGATGACGATCGAGGGGTGGCTGCAGCGCAATGTGCCAGGGTATATGCCGCGCTCATCGCCGCCCATCAGCATTGAGGTGAACGGGGTCTTCATTGCACCTGCCCATTGGGGCAAGGTCGAGTTTTCCCCAATGGACACCGTCCGCATCTACCCGGAGCCCAAGGGCACCGGCCTTGAGGTCGCTGTGTGGGCCGTTGTGGCTGCCGTGGTGGCGGTCGGCGTCATCATGCTCACGCAGAAGCCGCTGGCCACCCCGACGAACAAGTCGCAAAAGGGACAGAGCCTTAACCTGGCGAAGACCACCGGCAACCAGGTAAAGGTGGGTGACATCATCCGGGAGGTTGCCGGTCGCACGCGGATCTTTCCAGACTTCCTGGTGCCGCCTCGGCACTACTTCGTCAACGAGACGGAGCAGTGGGTGGAGATGCTGCTGTGCATCGGCGTTGGTGAGTTTGAGATCCACCCCTCTGACGTGAAGATCGGCGACACCCCGATCGCTTCACTGGGCAGCACCGCCCGCTACCGAATCTACGGCCCGGGCGAGTCGCTAGCTGATGAGCCGGCCCGGCTCTGGTGGCACAACTCCACCGAGGTTGGTTCAACCAGCACCGGCGGGGCGGGGCTCACGCTCACCACCACCACCACCGTTGCCCAGCAGTTTACGGGCGAATCGGTGCTGGTTGCCGGCCATGTGCTGACCGTTCCGGAGGGGGCTGGCTGGTTCCCTCTCGGTTGGGACAGCGGGATGATCGCTCGCATCGAGGTGCCGTACCCGTACACGTTCACCGCTCCGGTTGATGGAAGTGCGACTGTAGTCAGCGGCCCGCATCTGCCCATGCTCGTGCCGTTTGTAGGCATGCGCATCGAGATTTCGGGCGCAAACGCGGGCGAGTACGTGGTGGCCAGCTATACGCCAGAAGTGCCAGGCACGCCGGCAGTGCCCGGTAGCGCCTCTATGGTCACCGGTAGTGCTGCGCCGACGCGATTCGACTTCAATGTGACGCCGCTGAGCTTTACGGTTTCTCGCGGTACCAGCGATTTTCCCATTTTCCTGACCACTGCCACCACCGACCTGACTGGCCTGGTGACTGCGGTGAACGCCGCATTGGCCGGCACGCCGTTGGTGGCCAGCGCATCCAGTGGTCGTTTGAGGATTGCTGAGAAGGCCGCGCCGTTCACCGGTACTGGCCTGACAATAGCCGGCGCTGTCGTCGACATTCTGGGTGCGAGCCCCGTGTTTGCGACGGGGGTGAAGTCAGAGGCAGCAGCGGAGGGGCAGTATGCCTGGATGACCATGGCGTACGATGGTGGCGCTCCAGCTGTCGGCCTGCAAACCGGTGAATTGCTTTCCTCGATCGGATATCGCGACATGCGCTACCGGATCACGGAAGTTTCGGACGACTCCGCAGAAGATGACGACGAGACCCCAGAGGACGAGAGCCACGGCCCCTCAGCGATCACGGTTGTTCGCCTGACCGACACCGGTGCAGTTGACGATGAATGGGATGGGTTCGACGCGATCCAGAGCAATGGCGTGAGCGCTGTGCTGGACGGCTCAACCACTGAAGGCGACTGGGCGGGGTCATTCGTGGTCTGCCCGGAAGGCGAGACTGTACGCCGGGTGGAGCTGGACTTCTTCTTCCCGAGCGGCCTGATCCGCTACACCGAGAAGAACGGCAACCAGCGGCAGGTCAGCGTGAAGGTCGAGGCGCAGTATCGCGATGTCAGCACTGCCGGGGCTTGGACCCCGGTATTTTGGACTTTTACAGCGACCCGCCGTGACCAGATTGCCTTTACCCGAACAATCACATTCCCCTCGTACATGCGCGGGGAGATCCGGGTTCGACGCATCGGCGAAGAGTCCACTGCCAACACCAAGCAGGACCGGGTGCAGTGGTATGGCATGCGCGCCCGCATCGACAAGGCACCGCTGCGCTATCAGGGCGTGACGGTGATCGCGGTTTATGCCCGGGGCGGTACCAAGCTGTCGGCGCAGTCCGAGAACCAGGTGTCGGTGATCGGCACGCGCAAGCTGCCGGTGCTGGTCGATGGGGCTTGGTCCGAGCCTACGGCTACCCGGAACATCGAGCCCTGGGTCCATTACGTTGCGGAGGATGCAGGCGCGACCGATGACGACCTGGATATCGAAGAGTTCGTGCGCTACGGCGCCACTTGGCAGAGTCGTGGGGACTACTTCGACTTCTCGGTCGAAGAAGCCGGCACGGTCAAGGATGTCCTCAATGATGCGCTGAAGGCTGGGTTCGCGAAGTTCACGCTTGAGCGCGGGCGGATCACCCCTGTGCGCGATGAGCTGCGCGCTCAGATCGGTTTCATGTACACGCCGCAGAACATGACCAGTTCCTTGAAGCGCGCGTTCACACTGCCGCCGCCAGATGACTACGACGGGGTGCTCATCAAGTACAGAGACGGTAAGACCTGGGCGGAAGAAACGGTGAAGTGCAAGCTGGACGGCGACGCATTTCTGAGGGTCGAGGAAATCACGCTCGATGGCGTCACTGACCGTGATCGAGCCTGGCGGTATGGCATGCGGCAGCGTCGGGCTCAGGTTTACCAGACCAAAAGCTACAGCTGGAGCACCGAGCTTTCCGCGCTCAACAGCGGGTACCTCAGTTACGACGCCGTGGCTGATGACATCCCAGGCTACGCCCAGTCGGCGGTGATGGTTGATTGTTCCGCCGGGGAAGGGCCGGTGGTTGTGGAAAGTAGCGAGCCGTTCACCTGGGAGTCCGGAAAGTCCCATGTGCTTGCAGTTCGCAGGCCTGACGGGTCTGTCAGCGGGCCATGGGCTGCAGCGCGCCTGGACGACTACCGAGTAATCATCCCGACGATTGACTTTGTGCCGGATCTTTCCTTGGAGATCGAGCCGCCGCATTTGCTGTTCGGTGTCTCGACCAGGTGGTGCTACCCGGTCCTTATCACGTCCATCGAGCCGGGCGACTACTCGGCGGATATGGAGGCGGTCAACTACGACGCGCGTGTCTACGCGGATGACGACAACTTTGCACCTGAGGACGCTTGAGGATGCTGACCTTTCCGGATGATCTCCCGCTGCCAGTGGGGGATGGATACGGCTTCAAGCCCGTAAGCCCGATCGTCAGGACGACGATGTCGAGTGGTCGAGCGATGCAGCGACGGAGGTTCGGCAGCGTTCCAACGTTGCTGCCCGTCAGTTGGTTGCTCTCGACAGCTGAGGCCAAGCTGTTCGAAGGGTGGTGCAGGTGGGGGATCGGGTGGGCTGACTGGTTTCTCTGCCCACTTCGCACACCTCTGGGGCTGAAGCCGCATCGCGCCAGGTTCACCGACATCTACACCGGGCCCGAGTTTGTGGGCGATGACCTGTGGCGCTACACGGCCACGCTTGAGCTGTTCGAACTGCCAATCGTCGACGAGGCCGAGTTCACCTCACTGCTTGCCGGTATGCCGATTACGGTGATGACCGCCCAACTGCGCGCCTTGCTGCAGCGCTGGTATACGAAGTCATGGCCAGGCGCCACGGCTACCTAATTCCTGCCCACTTCGGTGGGCCTTTTTTCGCCTGGAGTAAACATGAGCGGAGCCGAAGACCTCGCGCGCTTGACACAAACGATCGACAAGACCAACGAACTGCTCTTGTCGCCAGTGCCCAAGATGATGGATGTTGGTGGCGGGGTAATGCGGCCGACCAACGCACTGGTGATGACCAACCTGGCGACCTTGCTGGGTGGAGCGATGCCTTATGCATCTGTGGCGCTGGGGCTGGTAGGTACCGAGGACGGCACGAACTTCAGCGTTCTTTCGAGCGCTGACGATGAGTACGTGAACGTGTACCGCAACACAGCAGGCGCTGCGGTGTTCGTTGATACCTATCCGAATGCCAAGAAAGTCAGGCAGGTGCAGGACAGCACCCAGTTCGCTGTCGAGACAGCACCACCCCGCAACATGTCGGAAACGCATCCCTGGGCCCTTACTGACGAGCTGCTTCGGGTAATCCTCGGGGTGAGAACCGACGGCGTCGTCGATGCGATCCTCGACCGGCTGCCAGGTCTGTCGCTGGTCGGTGACTTCGCCTGGGCGCTCTGTGATCAGAACCACACCGTGATCTTGGGTATCAAGTGGAGCGGTGAGGTTGTGTTCTATCAGCCTCCAGCCAGCGCAGCCAGTTCCATGGCATGGGTTGAAGGGCCGTCAGGCCAGCGCGACGTTTGGGTATTGGTGAGCGGGGTTCCATACCAGCTCACTTCCAGCGGCGACAACACTGACCCTGATTTGCAGTCTGGTACTGTCAGCTTCCTACGGCGCTTCAACTCCGTGAGCATCCAATCTGTGGATCTCCCTATCGCGGGGGCAGTGGCGCCTTATGTAAAGAAAATTCTGCACATCCTTTTCAACGGCCAGTCCCTGATGCGCGGTATCGGCTCGGGCACCCCAGTTACTGTTCAGCCACCAGCTGCTAACCGGCTGTTCACGCTGAATGATGGGGTGCAACTTACTGATGAAACGGGGACCTTGTCTTCGGCGATGGTGGCTCCGTTCAAGCCGCTGGCTGCCAAGGCCTTGGAGTCACCTGCGCTGCAGGCTGCTGCGAACATCAACCGTCTGCGTGGCCTGCCTTCAGATGTAGGGTTGCTCACCAGCGACCACTCCCGCGGCGCCCAAGGCATCACCTCGCTGAACAAGGGCACCATCCCTTACAACAACAGCATCACCGCAGCCACGGCAGCGAAGGCCGAGGCCGATCGCCTTGGCTACGGGTACGAGATTCCGTTTGTTGGCTGGAACCAGGGGCAACATGACGGCGGCATGGCCGCCGGGGTGTACATCGGTCACTTGCTGCAACTTCAAACCGACTATGACGCCGATCTGCGGGCAGTATCCGGGCAGCTGAACACCATCCCGATGCTGTTGACCCAGATGAGCAACTGGACAGCGCCGGCGTACAACCGGTCCTTCAGCAACATCCCGCATGAGCAACTGCAGGCGGCGCTGGAGAAACCCGAGAGGTTTGTGATGGCGGGGCCGCAGTACTGGTTGCCGAGCAACACGGACGGCATCCATCTTCCTGCAAGTTCCTACGCGCGAGACGGGGTGATGGTGGCCAGGGCAGCGCGCGCGATCATCAACAAGCGTATCTGGCTCCCGCTTCACTGCCTGGCGGCCAAGCGCTCCGGCGTAACGGTCGACATGCGTTTCCACGTTCCGACGGGTCCGTTGGTTATCGACACCGTTAACGTGCTGGACCCTGGGTTCTACGGGCTTCGCTGGATCGATAGCACCTCAAGCGCGACCGTGACGAAGGTCGAGAAGACCGGCTTCGATACCTTGCGCCTCACCCTGAGCAACGAGCCAACCGGTACCGGGCAGATGGTTGGCATCGCCGACATCGGGGTCGCAGGAAGCCGCGCTGGCCCGAGCACCGGCGCCCGGACCTGTATCCGAGATAGCGCGACCGATCTCGATGCTACTGGTACCCCAGTTTTCAACTGGGCCTGCCACCAACGAATTCAAGTCACCAACTGATGGAGAGCACCTCATGGCTTTGCGAGGTCAACTGATTGTCCTGCCTGGCGTCCAGGCACCTGCAGCACCTGGCGCGGTGAAACTCAACGTTTCCGCCGCCGACCGCATCGCATCGACGATGCCCTATATCCACCGGGCGATGGCGCCGAAGAGCTTGGTGGCTCTCGCTGAGGGCGGTGTCTCGGGCAATTGCCGGGTTACTGGCGAAAAGCTGTTGCAGAAGGGCTCAGTGCCTTCGGTCCTGCGGCTGAGCACCGTGGGTGGCAAGCCAGCGCTGGGATTCTCTACCGACAACAGCTTGGGCGCGCTGGCGTTCCAGCCTGGGAGCCTGCCGGCCTCCTACACGGTGGTCATGCTCATCGCCATCACCGAACCCACCGACCGCCTGAATTTCATGATGGCGTATACCGGCGATGCCGCGATCGCGACTGTGCTGCGGTACGACACCACCACCGCCTCTCCGGAGGTCAAGCGCTTGGTTGCCTACGGCAGCACCAACAGCCCGCCACATGCCGAAGCGGCGCGCCCGGCCGGGACCTGGGCCGTCGCGATTGTTGATTATGACGATACGACAAAGAAGGTTTCGATCGCGGTGAACCAGGTAGAAACGTTCGCCGAGAACATCAAGACCACCGGCAGTACGGCAGGTGCGGAAAGCTACCTCGAAATCGGCTATCACGGCAGCGGTAACAGCCTGCGGACGGCGAAAGTTGGGGATGTCTTCGTATTCAACCGATCGCTCCGCACTAGCACCACCCATCTCGCACAGCTTTCCGACCTGGTTGCGGCCCTAAAGGCCGAGTACAGCATCGCCTGATCTACATGCTGTGGATAAGGCCGCCTTGAGCGGTTTTTTTGTGCCTGAAATTCATACAGCCCGCCAAGTGCGGGCTTTCTTTTCGCCTGGAGAAGCCATGTCAACACCTCGCGGTGTCCGCAATAACAACCCCGGCAACATTGATTTCAACCCCCGCAATGCCTGGCAGGGCCAACTCGGGATGGAGGTGGGCGTGGCCAGTCCGCGCTTCGCCCGCTTTGACCAGGCCGAGAACGGCATCCGGGCGCTGGGCAAGCTTCTACTCAACTACCGAGGTAAAGACGGCATGCCAGGCGTCGGCCGCCCTGGTATCGATACCCCGCTGGAATTCATCAGCCGCTGGGCGCCGTCTAGCGAGAACAACACGCTGGCCTACGCGCAGGCCATCGCCAAGCGGCTCGGGCTCGGGGTCGGGGTGCGCGACTCCATAGACATCTCCAAGCCAGAGGTTCTGCGGGAGGCAGTGGTGGGCATCATCGTCCACGAGAACGGCGGCAACCCCTACAAGGCCGAGGTGATCGACGAAGGTATTCGGCGGGCACTGGCATGAAGGGCTGGGCCATATTGACGTTTGCTGTACTGCTGGCATCCCACGGGGCGGCCTATCAGCACGGTCGCTCGGTAGAGCGAGCGAACGCCGGAGAGGCATCAGCGCAACGAGACAGCGGTGACCGGCTTGCCGAGTTGATCGGCGAGCGAAGTGCCCGGCAGGAAGAACAGCGACGCGCCGCAGCGCAGGAGGAGGCGAGAGCCCATGCCCAGGAAGAACGAACGATTGCTGATGCTGGCGCTGTTGACGCCGATGCTGCTGGCCAGCGGCTGCGCAGTGAAACCACCCAATTCGCTGCCGCCGTCAGTTGCCCCGGCCAGGATACCGCCGTTATCGCCAGAGGCCAGACAGCCACCCGCGCCGCCATGGTGCTCTCCGACCTGCTCGCACGGGCTGATGAAAGAGCGGGAGAGCTGGCGGCAGCGCTTGACCAGGCCAGAGTTGCCGGCCAGCAGTGCGAGCGTCAGTACGACGCCCTAGTCGAAAAGCGGGCGGCAGTAAGTGCCCGCGAATAAATTCGAAAGCTTCATGCAAAGAGAGCGGCCACCGGGGATGCGTCAACATCCCTGCTGACCGCCGAACCCGCAGACTATACCTGCAAGCCCAGCCAAGGCTCCCGCTCTGTGCACAAAGCACGGCGAGCCTAGCACCTGTTTATTCATACAGTAAAGGTTTGCAAATTGACTAACCCAATTATCCCTTGGATGGGCGGCAAGCGCCGCCTGGCCGACCGCTTGATTCCGCTTTTCCCGGCTCATGAATGCTATGTCGAGGTCTTCGCCGGCGGCGCCGCCCTCTATTTCATGCGCCCGCAACCCGCCCAAGTGGAGGTCTTGAATGATCTCAACGGCGACCTGGTGAATCTTTATCGGGTAGTCCAGAACCATCTGGAGGAGTTTGTCCGGCAGTTCAAATGGGCGCTGTCGTCACGGCAGATCTTCGAGTGGCAAAAGATGGCGAGACCGGAGACGCTGACCGATATCCAGCGCGCGGCCCGTTTCTTCTATCTGCAGCAGCACGCCTTCGCTGGGAAGGTTACTGGGCAGACATTCGGTACCGCCACCACTGGCCCTGCCATCAACCTGCTGCGCATTGAAGAGAACCTTTCTGCAGCCTGGCAAAGGCTGGCCGGCACCTACGTGGAGAACCTTTCATGGCTCGACTGCGCTGAGCGCTATGATCGAGCGCATACGTTCTTCTACATGGATCCGCCTTATTGGCAGACCGCAGGCTATGGGGTCGACTTCCCGTTCGATCAATATGAGCGCATGGCCGAGTTCATGCGCACATGCAAAGGCAAGGTGATGGTGAGCATCAACGATCACCCTGATATTCGCCGTGTTTTCGATGGCTTCCACTTTGAGTGCGTGGATATTCGCTACACAACGACCAACCAGCGTCAGGGCAAGGCTGAGATGGCCGGTGAGTTAATTATCATGAACTGGACGCCAGCGGAGTTGGGGCAACTGTTCTGAAATACAGAGTTTTTTGTCCTTTGCAGATGCTTGGCTCGTTTTACCCTATGCTTGTTATCAGCTGCTAGGAGTGACTTGTGGTCAAGCGTTCTTTCATTGGGATTGTTGAGGCCGGCGAGGCTCTGATTCAGCAGGCGATCGACGCCATGAGGGAGTTCCGGGCGGCTGAGGCCGCTAACGCGCCTGCTGAAGAAGTGGAGCAGCTACGCCTTGTCGCGGACTCCCTCTACCATGCAGTCATCGATTTTCAGCTGATCGAAGCCAAGCATCCGCCTGATACTATCCATTGAAAAGCGACTGCTGAAAGAGGGCTCCGTAATGTCAACAGCTCCTTCGTTACTGTTCCCAGATCATCCGATGTACACCGATGCAATCGAAGCACTGAAGCGTTATCACCAAGCACAGGCCGATGGCGCGTCACCCCTTGAGATTGAGCGACTACGACTGATCGCAGAATCCCAATTCCAGGCAGTCACCGACTACCAGCTTAGAGCTCTAGGTCGCCCTGGCGGCTCTCCTCACTGACCGGTTCAATCAGTTCTGGCCCTTGGTTGCGCACGTTGCCGACCGCTTTACCTACAGGGAACCAGCGAAAATCCTGAGCGGGCCGGCATCCTGCCTCGACGATCTCCGCCGCGCGCTCAGGCGTTGTGGCTGGGTCTAACCATTCCTTGGCCACTTCTGGCGTCAGCACTAGGGGCTTTCTGTCGTGGATGTCTATGAGCCCTTGATCGGCTGCTGCTGTGATGATCACGAACCCATCGTGCTCATCCAGCTCGAGGCTCTGGTGCACCTCAGCAAGTGCAGCGAAGTACAGCGGGGCGCCGTCGGCGCCCGTGATGTAGTAGGGCTGTTTGCGCTTCGGGTCCGCTAGATCAGGGAGCCACTCAAACCAGCCATTTGCAGGCGCCAGGGCTCTGCCGTTCGGCCACAGGCCCTTAAAGAATTTTCCTGTCACCACTGTCTCGGCCCGAGCATTGATCGGATCAGGACGTTTCCCCTTCGCCCAAAATGGCGACCATCCCCACTTGATCCGATCCACGCACAGTCCACCATCTACCTGGCGTATGACCTCGACGCGGGTAGTCGGCGCCACGTTGTAGCGACTGATTGGCTCGTGGTCGTAGCCATTTATCACGACCAGGTCCAGCGATAGCTGGCGCAGGTAGTGATCCATTGACTCGTAGATCGAGTACCGTCCGCACATATCTACCTCTCGCCCGTCAGAATTTTCGCCGCCTAGGATTGACCGGGCGACCGATGCCGGATTTACTGTATATGCATACAGTTTGCATTGGACCTTCCATCATGACCATCACATTTCTTGGTACGCCCACTGGCGGTACCGAACCGCTACCGCTGTATTCGTTTCACGTCCCAGCCGGTTTCCCTTCGCCTGCTGCGGACCATTTGGAAGGTCATATTTCCCTTGATGAGCTATTCGACCTCCGCGCGCCCCATGTGTATCTGGTAAAAGTTGAAGGCGACAGCATGCAAGGCGCTGGCATCTACTCTGGCGACCTCGTCATCGTTGACCGCGGCCGTGAGGCAGAGCACGACGACATTGTCATTGCTGCCGTTAACAGCGAGCCGGTGTGCAAGCGTTTGCACCGACGCGATGGCGTGGTGATCCTCAAATCGGAGAATCCGGCGTATCCGCCGCGGTACATCATGGAAGGCGATGATCTCGTCGTATGGGGCGTTGTGCGTTACAGCGTTCGTGATCATGCGCAGTGACCAGGTGTTTGCGCTTATCGACTGCAATTCGTTCTACGCGAGTTGCGAGCGAGTGTTTCGACCAGACCTAGCCAAGACCCCGATCGTCGTACTGAGCAACAACGATGGCTGCGTGATTGCCAGGTCGTACGATGCAAAGCCTTTCGTGAAGATGGGCGAACCGTTTTTCCAGGCGAAGGACAAGCTACGCCGGTATGGCATCATGGCTTTCAGCAGTAATTACGCGCTGTACGGTGACATGAGCGAGCGCGTCATGACGCTGATTGAGTCGATGGTGCCTGCCACCGAGATCTACAGCATCGACGAGTGCTTCGCAGACCTATCGGGTATTCAGGAAAACCTGACCCAGTTCGGGCGAAAGCTGCGGTCTAGGATTCTCCAGTGCACCGGAATCCCCGTGGGTGTCGGCATTGCCGGCACCAAGACACTTGCGAAGCTAGCCAATCACACCGCCAAACGGCTGCAGGCACAAACCGGCGGAGTGGTGGATATCACCGATCCGTTCAAGCGCGACTGGGTACTACGGAATACCGAAGTGAAAGAGGTGTGGGGCGTAGGCCGGCGGATGACCGCCCACCTCGAGGCGATGGGCATCCACACGGCGATGGATCTAGCCAAGGCTGATGCCTGGACGCTGCGAAAGAAATTCAGTGTGGTGGTCGAGAAAACTGCCCGCGAGCTGGCGGGTACGCCGTGCTTGGATCTGGACGAGGCCGAGCCCCCGAAACAGGAAATCTGCTGCAGCCGAATGTTCGGGAAGCGTCTTACTGAACTGGCGCCCATCAAGCAGGCAGTGGCCACGTATGTTGCACGAGCAGCGGAAAAACTCCGGGCCCAGGGTTCAGTGTGCAAGCGCATGCGCGTAAGCATCCGTACCGGCATGTTCAACCCGGACGAGGCGCACCACGCTCAGGGGGCCCTGGTTGAGCTTCCATATCCCACCTGCGACACGCTGCTGATGACCCGGTTGGCCACAGAAGCGGTCGACCGTATCTTTAGGCCCGGGTTTCGGTACAGCAAGGCCGAGGTATTGCTGATGGACCTGCGGCAACCAGGTGAATTTTCAGAGGACTTGTTTGCGCTTAAGCAATCGGTTGAGTGTGGCCGATTGATGCAGGTGATGGATGACATCAACGAGCGTTGGGGGAGGGGGACAATGCGGGCCGCCAGCGTGCCAGCGACGCCAGACTGGGGAATGAGGAGGGAGATGATGAGTCAATCCTACACGACGAGGATCGATCAGCTGTGGACGGTGAAATGTTGAGCCTGCCATCGGGTTGGCTGGCCGAGTTGAATGACCAGCCTGCCTTGTTGACCGATCCCGATGGCAGGGCCGCGCTGCTCGTAGAGCTAGCGATTTCAGCGCACCGACGCAGCGACGTTGACGCAGACCAGTTGGCTGACATGCTGGAGTTCACCGAGTCGGCCAGGCTGTGGGCGCTGCTCGAGCATGAGGAGGTCGCTTGA